ACAATGATTCTTTAATTAAAGAACACCACGTTACAAGAGGCTCCTTTTCTTGGCAGAACGGAATAAAAGATACAAAAGTTATATTTAGTCCAAACAACAATGGAAGATTTTATATAGGATGGAATCCCAAGCCTCACTTACAAAATAATGTCACAACAAGAAACGGAATAAAATATCCGGGCAACGAACATATTGGTGCGTTTGGGTGTGATAGTTATGATATCTCAGGAGTAGTCGGTGGAGGAGGTTCAAATGGAGCACTACACGGCTTAACTACGTATCATATGGAAGAAGCCCCTGTAAATAATTTTTTCTTAGAATACATTGCTCGACCTCAAACGGCTGAGATATTTTATGAAGACGTATTAATGGCTTGCGTATTTTATGGTATGCCAATTCTTATTGAGAATAACAAACCTAGGCTGCTATACCACTTTAAGCATAGGGGGTATAGAGGGTTCTGTATGAATAGACCTGATAAGCCATATAATAAATTATCAAAAACAGAAAGAGAACTTGGAGGCATCCCTAACACGAGTGAAGATATTAAACAAGCACACGCATCAGCTATTGAATCGTATATTGAAAAGTATATAGGATTAGATATGGAAGGGGATTACAGAGATGCAGGAGATATGGGTGATTGTATTTTTATAAGGACTCTAGAAGATTGGGCAAAATTTGATATTAGTAATAGAACAAAACACGATGCTTCCATTAGTTCGGGTCTAGCTATAATGGCAACTCAGAAGGCTATGTATTTAGGGGAGAAAATTGATAAAAAAATAAAGATTAACTTTGCGAGATATAGCAACAAAGGAACAATAAGCGAAATTATTAGATGAAAGATGTTAATATAAATATCACATCTGCAGGTTTTCCAAGTCAGTTTGTTTCCGATAATGAAAAGGCTTCGGAAGAGTTCGGCTTACAAATCGGTCAAGCCATTCAGTATGAGTGGTTTAAAAGAGATGGAAACGGTTGTAGATACTATGGTCAATGGAGAGATTTTCACCGTCTAAGACTGTATGCTCGTGGAGAGCAGTCGGTGGCAAAATATAAAAATGAATTGGCAATAGATGGTGATTTATCTTATCTAAATCTAGATTGGACACCTGTCCCTGTTATACCAAAATTTGTTGACATTGTTGTCAACGGAATGTCTGATAGACTTTTCAAAGTAAAAGCATACGCACAAGATGCAATGTCTCAAGAAAAGAGAAGTGCATATCAGGATATGATTGAGGGTCAGATGGTAGCAAAACCAATCCTTGAGACTATTATGGAAAAAACGGGAGCAAATCCTTTTGTTACTGAGCCGGATGAATTGCCAAATTCAGATGAAGAGTTGGCATTGTATATGGAAATGAACTACAAGCCTGCTATCGAGATTGCTGAAGAGACTGCTATAAATACTATCCTTGATGCAAATCATTACGATGACATTAGAAAACAACTTGACTATGACCAAACAGTTCTTGGAGTTTCAGTAGCCAAACACGAATTCTTAAAAGGAGCAGGAGTTACTTTATCTTATGTAGACCCTGCCAACGTAGTTTATAGTTACACAGAAGACCCTTACTTTAAAGATTGTTTTTATTGGGGAGAAATTAAAACTGTAGCAATCACAGAATTAAAAAAGATTGACCCAACATTAACTAATGAAGACTTAGAAGAAATATCTAAGTATAGTCAAAGTTGGTACGACTACTATAATGTAGCACAGATGCAGCAGAATGATATATTCTATAGAGATACTGCTACGTTGATGTATTTCAACTATAAGACTACAAAGAATATTGTATACAAGAAAAAAGTAAAAGATAATGGCAATGTCAGTATGGTTGAAAAGGATGATTCCTTTAACCCACCTGATGAAATGATGGATGAAGGGAACTTTGAAAAAGTTTCTAAGACTATTGATGTTTGGTATGAAGGAGTAATGGTTATGGGAACTAACTTCTTATTAAAATGGGATATGTCAAAGAATATGGTTAGACCAAAGTCTGCAACTCAACACGCCATTCCTAATTATGTTGCTTGTGCCCCAAGAATGTATAAAGGTGTCATCGAATCATTAACACGAAGAATGATTCCATTTGCTGATTTAATTCAGATGACCCACCTTAAACTACAACAAGTTATATCTCGTGTAGTTCCTGACGGTGTCTTTATTGATGCGGATGGTTTAAACGAAGTAGACCTTGGTAATGGTAGTGCGTATAATCCTGAAGATGCTTTAAGGTTATATTTCCAAACGGGTAGTGTTATTGGTAGAAGCTATACTCAAGATGGAGATTACAATCAAGCTAAAGTTCCTATTACACAATTAACTGCAAACTCAGGGGCTTCAAAAACACAAATGCTCTTAACTAATTATAATCATTACCTAAGTCAAATTAGACAGGTAACGGGACTTAATGAAGCAAGAGATGGAAGTATGCCTGACCCTAACTCTTTAGTAGGGGTACAAAAGTTAGCAGCACTTAATTCTAATACTGCTACTAGACATATACTTGATGCAAGTCTTTATGTATATAAAACAATGGCAGAGGCTTTAACATATAGGATAGCCGATATACTTGAATATGCTGACTTTAAAGATGAATTTACAAATCAAATTGGAAAATACAACGTCAATATTTTAAATAGTATTAGCGACTTGTATATCTATGACTTTGGTATCTTCATTGAAGTTGCTCCTGATGAAGAGCAGAAAGCAATGCTTGAGCAAAACATTCAAATGGCTTTATCAAAAGGAGGTATTGATTTAGAAGATGCTATTGACATTAGAGAGATTAGAAATATTAAACTTGCTAATCAACTTTTAAAAGCAAAGAGAAAATCTAAGCAAGCAAGAGAAGAAAAAATGGCAATGCAGAAGCAGGCTATGCAGCAGCAAAGTCAAATGCAGTCTCAAGAAATGGCTGCTCAAGCAGCTATGGCAAAAGAGCAGCAAATTCTACAAGGTAAGATGCAACTTAAACAAGCAGAGGTTTCTTTTGATATTGAAAAAATGAAACAAGAAGCTATGCTTAAACAACAGTTGATGCAGGTTGAATTCCAAATGCAGATGCAATTGAAAGGTGCTGATATGCAAGGATTACAAGAAAGAGAAGACCAAAGAGAAGGTGCTAAATCTGAAAGAATTAGTCAACAAAATTCAGAGCAGTCTAAGTTAATTAATCAAAGAAAGAATAACTTACCTCCTATGACTTTTGAATCTAATGAAGATAGCTTAGATGGCTTTGATTTTGCAGAGTTCAATCCACGGTAATCGTCTAAATTATTAATATTTTTAGTGTAACTTTGTAATATAAATTAAATCTAATATGGAAATTAAAGTAAGAGAAGTAGGTGTAGTAGACGAGAAGTCTGTTCAACAAGTTGAGCAAGAGTTGCTTGATAAGCATCAATCAGAATTAAATGATACTACAGAAGAAGCCGCACAAGAAAGTGTACAAGAAAACAATACAACTCAATCCTCAGAGTTAAATGAGGAAGACGTTCTTAAATATATAGGAAACAAATACGGTAAGCAGATAAATTCTCTTGAAGAATTTACTCGTGAAAGGGAAGAGTCAGAACCTCTACCTGAAGATGTTGCTGCTTACTTTAAGTATAAAAAAGAAACAGGAAGAAACATTGAAGACTTTGTTAATATAAGCAAAGACTTAGATAATGTTAATCCTGAAAAGTTGCTTCGTGATTATCTAACTGCTACCGAGAAAGGTCTTGATGCAGAAGATATTAATGATATGATGGAGGATTATTCATATGATGAAGAGTTAGATGAAGAGTCTCACATTAAGAAAACGAGGTTAGCTAAAAAGAAAATGATTGCTAGAGCCAAAGATTACTTTGAATCTGAAAAAGAAAAATACAGAGTCCCTGTCGAGTCGATGGGTACATCTATTTCTGAGGAAGATTCAAAAGGATTAGAGGATTATAGACAATACATTGAGGAGTCAAAATCTTTAGGAGAAGCGTACCAAAAAAGGGACCAATGGTATAAAGACAAGACAAGTGAAGTTTTCGGTAGTGAGTTCAAAGGTTTTGAGTTTGCGTTAAACGATGACAAAAAACTTGTTTATGTTCCCGGAGATGGTGCAGAGTTAAAGAAAGTACATATGGACCCTAATAATTTCACAAAGAAATTTTTAAGTGAAGATGGTCTTTTAAATGACCCTGTAGGTTATCACAAAGCATTAGCAGTAGCTATGAATCCTGAAAAGTTTGCTAAGTTCTTTTTTGAGCAAGGCAAATCGGAAGCGGTTGATGACGTTATGCGTAAGACAAAAAATATTG